CTTACGCTGAACCCGACTTGAAGCAAGCAATCCGCGAGGTCATGCTGTCGAAAGAGCTATTGGAACCGCTGACGGCTGCGTTTTCTGCAATTTCAGTCCAAGCGATCGCCAAAGCGGTGGCCGATGAACTGCGGGGCAGTTGGGCAAAACGTCTGACAGAGCCAGCGAAACGCCAAACCCTAGACGATAGCTTAGTCGGTGTTTGGGTTCCTCCCGCGAATGCAGAGGCACCCTGGACCCCGAAGGTTGGCGATTGGGTCAAGGTCACAAAGCCGGTCGACTGCGCGCCGGCTCATAAAATCTGGTGGGTCCAGGATATGGACCAATTCGACGGAAAGGTGATGCAAGTTACGAGCGTTTGGGCGCAGATTTCTTCGGCAAAACTAGACGACCAAGTTGCTTGGGATTTTGACTTCGCTTGGCTTGCACCAGCAGAAGATCCGAGGGGTCAACCAGCACCGAAGCACCGCACTCCTACGGCTGAGGACTTGAAGAACGGACCGATCGATTGCGAAGTGCGAATGTTGAACAGCGAGGCGTGGATTTGGCGAATACTTTGCGGTATCGTCGATGAATCAGAACGACCGTTCCGAACGCTTAACGGGCGACTGCAAGACTCAAAAGGAAAATGGCCTCAATGCCGAATCGAGGTCAAATAGTGGATCGCCGGATAGTCCGCGAGAAGCTGGCAGAGCTGGAACTGGTCGCAGGCTGCGAGGTAACAAACGCTGGCCTCGACGAGCTGGAACGCTGGTTCGATCGCGGGTACAACACCGCTTTGCCCGAGTCCAAGTGGTCGAAGCTGCCAGTGCGGACCAGCCAGGAACGGGCGTTTCTACTTGGCAACTTGACGCGCCGGATTGAGATGCGAAAGACCCTCTGTGTTGGTCGCTCGCTGATAAAAAAGTGACGTTGTTTTTCTTTGCGCGATTCTTCGTAGTTTTGGAAACGTTTCCAAAGCTCCTGTCGGGCGGTCAATGAAAACACTGGAAAACTGAAAAACGGTTTTCCAAAAGTCGATCGGTGGCGTTAGAGGTTCGGAGGGTTTTTCTCATGGCAAAATTCGATTGGAAGCAAATCTCGCGTGGCGTTCACCGGGCTTGCGAATGGACGTTTGAGGTAGTGGCCGGTCGGTTCTTTCTGAGCGGTCCGAGCTGGTACGTTCCAAGCCAAGTCGGTGGCTTTGCGTCCTTCGTTGATGTCGAAGAGGAAATCCTGGAAGAGATTCGAGAGCGCCGTGCGGTGCTCCGTGAGTTGATGGGTCAAGAGCACCAAGCATGGTGCAGGGGATTTGAGCGAGTATGAGCACGGAACTAAAGCCAGTTGAGCCGGATGGAAAGCTGCTGCAAGCGGCCTTTTGCGAGGAAGCTTTTGAAAAGCTGTCTGCACAAGTTGCAGAGCTGGACGCAACGACCGAAGAAGGGTACGAGAAGACCAAGAACGGTATCCGATGGTGCGTGAAAGCAAGATCGGCAGTGACGGCACTCAAAGAGGAGAAGAACCAAGCAGCACTAGCCCACCAGCGAGCCGTCAACGCCGATGAAAAGAAACTGATCGCGTTGATCAAGACGGTCGAGGATCCTCTGAGAGCCAAGAAGCAAGCCGTCGATGACGAAGTGGAACGCAAACGGAATGAGCTCGAAGCCAAGCACGAAGCCTGGATCGTCGGTCGGCAAGATCACTTTTTCGCCGAGACCGGGAATCTGCTACCGAGGGCCCTGGCCGAAGAGCTTAGCGAACCAGACTACGAGGCTATGGTCGCGGCTGGCCGAGAGGCAAAACGAAAGGCTGCATTGGAGGCCGCAAGGATCGCTCAGCAAGAGGCCGAAGAACGGGAAGCATTCCGACAGGCACAAGCGAAGCTCGCAGAAGAGAAGGCCGAATTTGAACGCCAGCAAGCAGAACTGAAAGCTGCCCAGGAACTACTTGCACGCCTGCAAGCAGAACAGGCCGAGCGAGAGCGCGAAGCGGAACGAAAGATCGAGCTCCAACGGCAGCAAGAAGAACGCGATGCGGAACGCGAAAAGCTGAAAGCCGAAAGCGACCCTGTGCAACCAGTAGCCGAGGCGATGGCAAGCTTCCTTGAATTCCCATACCCTGGGATGCCAGAGGCTGAGGCCGATGAGGACTTGAAGGGCGAATCTCAGGATGCGTTGGTCATAGTCTCCGGCGATGTCGATGAAGACGAAATGGTCCGAAAGCTGATCGCACCGATTCACTCGGAGGTCATGGTGCGGCTGGTCAGGATGCAAAACGAGGCGAAAGCCCTTGAAGCGATGTTCGATGACTTTGAAAGTTATCTGATGGAATACGAAAGCATGGCTGCGGATATCCGGCTGGCCGTCGAAGCCTTGCAAGAAGAGATGGACAAGTACGAGCCAAAATAATGGACGATGACATTCTTGAACTGCTTAACAAGATCGCCGATCGTTGCCTGTATGCTGCGGTCGGTTGTCTCGTTGGGCTAGCTGCGCTTGGCTTGTTTTTGATTTGGGATATCGCTAGGCAGCTTTTCTTCTAGCGTTTCGGTGGCGTTAGATAGATGGTTTGATCGCTCGGATTCACCGAGCAGAACAAGAAAGGTAACGAGAATGAGCGAGCAGAATGAGGCTTCGGTGCAATCCGTTGTTCGTTTACATGAGGGGCGAATGCCATGTGGGAAAGAATGTTCTCAGGACGCTTCCCGGTGGATCACGCATTTAGCATGGACGGACGCTTCCAAGCTGAGACCAGTGTACGGGTATTTGGTTTTAATCGCGGACAGATACGGATATGTCAACGTGCTGGACTTACGGCGACCAGAGGGTGAAGCTATAGGGTCCGTAACGGACGAAGAGCAATGCAAGCGAACGAAAGAAGCATTATCAAGGAATAATGCGAAATGGTGGGCGTACTTGCCAGTGTCTCCGCCAGTCAACGTGGATGCAGTTCCGTGGGAATGGAGCGGTGACAATAAGCCAGTTCCTGTTGAAGCAAATGACCCGCCAAAAGCGGAATGGATATGGGCAAGGAATTTGCCGCATGAGATTGTGAAGTAAACGAACAACAGCAACAGCAACAGCAACAACACCCTGAAAGGGCGAACAGAATATGTCTGATGAAAAAAAGCAAGGCGACGAAAATTGGGTAGACGCAACGCCGGAGCACGTTATGAGTGTCTTCAACGGCGAGGTTCTCAAAGCTCGGTTTAAGAAACACGAGACCAACCCAAACTGGGTAAGCACCGACGTTGACGGGTACGAGATGACCCTTCGTGGGTGGGACCGAGGATCGTTTATTGACAGCGAAGGCGAACAATGGGAAGCCTGCCAAGTCTACTGCGAGCCAGTCCCCCAAGAATCAGTTGAGCCAGTCCAGACCCAAAAGAAGCAATCAGGCATGGACCAAGCAAGCCTGTGGGGCGCAGAACCAATCGAGGTTCGTCCGATCATGCAAATAAGGCTACCGGTCGCTGCAAGCGTGCTTGGTGCCTTGTCCGGAGTGTTCGAGAAGCACTACCCAGGATCGGTCATGCGTCAGGCCGGGGATTATCTGGTCTTTGAGGAACCGATCGAACTTTAATCTGCTCAATCGGTGGCGTTATTCCTTTGACGAGTCTTTTCAATTTCACGAAGGTTTTAAGGTGAATCATGACGGCTGCAATTTGGTTCATGTTCGGCTCTGCTTTCGGCCTCGTGGTCGGGATCATCCTGACGCTGTGGGCGTTCGATGAACTGCCAGAAACCAACGATCGATACGACGATCTTTGCGATTAGGAATTTGACCGATGCGATCACGTTTCCCCTACGTTCAGACTGCGTTCGCGCTTCTGGTCATCATGGTTTTCGGCTGGTGGGCTTATCATGCACTAGAGCCGATTCCACCGATGCCGATCGACCAGCAGATCGAAGCTGGCATCGAAGTAGATACTGGCAACGATGTATCGATCGAGAGCGAGCGGTCTGGCCGCTGGCCTGCTGTCCGTCGTGAGTTCCTGCGCAACAACCCATGCTGCGAGGCGTGCGGAACTACTGCGAGCCTGCACGTGCATCACGTGAGGCCGTTTCACCTTTGGCCTGAGTTAGAGCTGGAACCCCACAACCTGATAACTCTGTGTCCAAAGTGCCATTTTTTTATCGGGCATGACGAAGACGGTCCGAGGGGTCCAAAGAAACCGAATTGGAAGACTAGCAACCGATACGTCTGGCGCGATGCCAGGAGAGAGAGGGCCTTGCGATGACAGGTTTAGTCTGCGATTACTCCGGTCATTCCTGCAAGTGCCAGGGATTCGAGCCAGGGCAAAGGAGAAGCCTTTGTGTTTGCGGTCATCATAAAAATCAACATCAAAGCTCTGTAAATACTTCACATATCGAGCGATTAAACAACTTCATGCGGTATGGCGTAGAGCGGATCGAAACCGACGAATCAGTTCCCGAAGGTCAGTTTTTGACCAACAGCGAGCAAACATTGATTCGAGTGCATCCGAGCCGCGAGGCGTGGATCAAGAAGGTGTTGGCGGACGACTGGGAAAAAAGACGCAAATAGGAAAGCAAAGCGATGATCGATTTACGAATGGTGGCTGACGATCGAGGGAACTTGCAACTGCAATACCGGAGGCGTGACATTTCTGTGGACGCTGCTGGCCGCCTATGTGACGGCGGCGATTGGCTGGAATGGAAGTCGGTTCCGGTCGTCTATGACCCGAGTCAGCTCGTTGACAGAGTAAAACCTGACGGCGGCTTGACCGCAGCGCAGGTTGAAAAGTTGCTGGGGGAGCTTGCAGAGAATCACGCGACTCACTTAGCAAATGCTCAGAGAGCAGATGCAAACAACGAAAGATATTTTGATCATCAACAAGGCATTGCAGACGGAATTAAAGCGTGCCTGGGAAGAATTTGTTCGAAGCTCAGTCCGCAACCCGACGAGCCAAGCGTTGACGAAGACGAACCTGACCAACCTTTTTAGATGGAGATAGCGACGATGAAAGATTTAATCGATGCGTTGTTCGTGATTTTTGTCGTGTTCGTTGCGGTGTCTCTCTTTGCTGCGATCGTAGGCGACGAATGAAATCGACTTGTAGTCCCTAGAAGCTCGCCGAGTCCGCGAACCGCATAACGTCCTCTGAGTTTAGCGTCACGAAACCCAGTCCAGTCCAAGCCATAATCCCAACAGCGATGTGAACCAAGTTCGCCGGTGTGTCGGATGAATCGATCGCCATAAGCGGGACGATCGGTCGCTCGGACTGGACTCCATAAAGATACCGAGCCGCATCGCGTTTCATGCAAACGCCTTCTAAATTTGCGACGTTGCTTTTTTCTGCGCAGTCGCGAGCCCATTGGATCGTTGTGTAGTTGACGCCATTGACGAGCCGGACCTGCAAATCGTAACGATGCAGAATGCTCTTGGGGGTTGGCCGACGCTCGAAGAAGTAGGACGATTCTGCGATCGTTATGTACCCTTGCGGGGTGTCATGGTACTTGATGGGCGGGATGGTAAGCTGGTCGAGCCTGCGCTTCAGGCCTCGGTCGTATTGCCAGCGATGGCGACCGGACAGGTGAGCGATGACGGTGTTGCGTGACAGGCCGAGTGTGGATGCAATCTGCTTTTTCGGGTATCCTCGATGGGCTTGGAAGAAGATCTGATAGATGGTCTGGTTGTCGCATCGCATAAGGTGAGCAATTCCTGGCTAGTATGATCGCAGGGGGAAACCATGAACAGAATCGTCGAAACGCTGCAAGAGTCTCAAAGTCTAATCGAATCCTGGGGCGATGTCATCGATGTGACCGAGTTCATGACCGACACGCCGGGGTTCTTCCAAGCGAACAGCCTGGGCGTTTACACGCAGATTTACGACCGTGCAGACGGGCGATACAGGCCGGTCTACACCAACGAATCGGACCTGAAAATCATCCGAGCAATGTCCTGGCTGCTGGTCGAGCGGGTTCCGATGGCTCAGGCGTGGATCAACCGGCTGCTGGATTACACGATCGGGACCGGCTTCGACTGGACGATTAAGGCCGAGGACAAGCGGCTGGAAAAGGCGATCCAAGCCTATGTTCGCGAGACGCTGGACAACTCGAAGTGGTCCTCGGAACTGGAGCGCGAGAGCTACGCCAGGGAGGTCGGCGAGGGCGAGGTGATCATCGAGCACGTTTACGAAAACGGGCAGTGCCTAGCGATCGCTTGCGAGGCCGACGAGCTGACCGAACCGGCGAGCAAAGGGGAGCTCGAAGACTGGATCGGTGTTGATTTTGTGCCCTCGTGGACGTTCGGTGTTTTGACCCGGGAGAGCCGTCCTCAGAATCCGATCGGCTATCACTTCTGCCGAAATCAAACCGGATCGGATTGGGACTACGTTACTGCCGACAAAGTATCGCACTGGAAACGGAATGTCCGGGCCAGGGCCAAGCGTGGGTTCAGCGACTTCTACAAGCCGCACTTGTACCTTTTGAGGGCTGACAGGGTACTGACCAACACGGCAGAAGGTGCAGCGACTCAGGCGGCGATTGCGTACATCGTGGAGCACAGGGACGGCCAGCAACGGCAGGCAGAAAACATCGTCAAGCGGTTCTCAGCTCCGACAGGTCGAGTCGACCCGATGACCGGCATCATGGAACGCAAACGAAAAATGAAGCCAGGAACACGCTTGGACGTTCCCGAAGGCCAAACGTACAAAGCCGGTCTGCTGGGTGCGAACAACTCTGGGATCTATATCGAGGTGATGGAGGCCGCTTTGAGGCTTGCCGGATCGGTTCATGCCTTCGTTGAGGGGATGCTGACCGGATCCTACTCGAACAACAATTTCGCCTCGGCGCTGGTGGCCGAAGGTCCGTTCATGCAGGGGAGGCTTGCTGAGCAATCGCAACGCAAAGAGCGAATGCGTGAAATGATCTTGAAGATGATTCGCTTGGGGGCTGGTAAGAGGCGGTTTGCGGCTGTTGGGTATGAATCCTGGGATTCGATCCGAGATGCGATTACCGTCGAAGTCATCCCGTCTCGGATCGTCCCGATGGACCCGCTCAAGACGTCGCAAGCCTTGGAGGTCCAAAAGCGAAACGGCTGGGTCTCGGACAAGACCTGTATCAACGAACTCGGGCGCGATATTGACACGGAAACTGCCAACGGATTGAAGGTCGGCGGTGCTGAGAATCAACCCGGGTCCGGTGGTCAACCAGGAGCACAAACCAACGAAAACACAGGTGCAGCTGTTCCGGATCTTGGAAACGTTTCCAAAACCGAACAGGAGCAAGGCGGCGAATGGCTCGGGATTACCACCCTGCAATGGCGGCGAAACCGCAAGGCGATCACTGACGTTCTGACTGATTTTGCCAGGGGCAAGCTCAAGCGAAATGTCGCGAAGGTTCTGCTTCGATCGATCGGCATTCCAGACAGGGGGATCGAAACGATCCTGGACGACGCATCGGACGGGCAAATCGATTCGATGCCACAAATGGAATCTCTGACCGAGGCCGAACGCAAGACGCTCAACAAGCCGTTCCGGACCTCCGGGGGGCCGAAGAAGTTTTCGGTCTACGTGAAGAACCAAAAAGGCAACGTCGTGAAGGTCAACTTCGGTGATCCAAAAATGAGGATCAAGCGCGACGACCCTGGAAGCCGGCGCGGGTTTCGGGCTCGGCATAACTGCCAAGACCCGGGGCCGAAGTGGAAGGCTCGATACTGGTCCTGTCGGATGTGGTCCAAGCCGAGCGTGACGAAGATCCTCAAGGAGTCTTTGGAGACCGGGGAAATCGGCTGGGACGGCAGGACGTTTGTTCGGGAGTCCTGGTTGTACAAGCAGAACCCAAGGCTGCTTGAAGTGCGCGACGGTGACGGAGACGGCAAAATCAACGATGGCAAGCCAAGTGAGGCTCCTGCGGAAAAGAAGGACAAGAAAAAACGCAGCACTGCAAAGACTGAGGCTGCTAAGTCTAAAGATTTCAACGGGATCAAAATTGAGGGCGAGCTACAGATTGGCCCAATCTCGCAAGAACTAATCGATTCTCAAGCAGAAACGATTACTCAAAGCGACTTGATGTATAAAGACCTAGGGTACAACAGAAAAGTTAGCTTCAAGAAAAACGGGAGGTTAACTAGCAGTTCGATGAGGCTGATCGACAGTGCTGGTGATGATTTTTTCGTTGATAAAAACAATCAGTTTTTTGAAATCGAC